GCTGTACCTGAAGATTACCTCTGCGGTGTCCTTGACTGTAACGCGCACCGTGACACTGGCGCCTAACACGGTGTCTAAGGTCTGGATCATCGAGAACGCTACGAGCGGCAGTCAGTCGATTACGATTGCGCAGGGCTCAGGTGCTACGGTAACCATTGCGACCGGCACAAAGGCGATGATAGTAACCGACGGCGCAGGTGCAGGTGCAGCAGTAACTAACGCCAACCCAACTGCAGCTGTTATAAACCTTGCTACCGGCGTCACCGGCACACTCCCATTCGGTAACGGCGGCACAGGATTGGCTACGCTCGGAACAGCTGGTCAGGCTCTGGTAGTTAACTCGGGAGCCACGGCGTTAGAGTACGGTAGCGCAGGTGTATCAACAGGCAAAGCCATTGCGATGGCTATGATTTTTGGATTCTAAGGAGATAGAACGTGGCTAACCCCAACATAGTTAACGTCACAACGATACTGGGCAACACCAGTACCACACTGATCAGCTCAACGGCTGACCCGTTTGCGACTGCCTTGGTCAACAACGCGGCATCCAGCGGCAAGGTCTACAAGATCAACTCGATTGTTGCTGCGAACGTCGATGGCACTAACGCGGCGGACATTACAATTAAGATTTTCTCTCAGGACGATCTGGGCGGTACGGGTACTGCGATTGCTTCCACGATCTCTGTCCCTGCTGACGCAACGCTGATCATCACAGACAAGACCACAACATTCTATCTCTTGGAAGACAGGTCTATTGGTGCTACGGCCAGCGCAGCGAATGACATCGTTGTTACGATCTCGTGGGAAGAAATATCAAGCTGATAGGGGTATCCCATGTCTTTGCGACCGCCAGCCGGGTTTATCTCGGCTAATTATGATCCGCTAAAGAACCCGAATGCTCCCACTGCTGTGGCGGCATCGGGCGGGGACGCTTCTGCGGCTGTTTCGTTTACGCCACCCGCTAACGTGGGTGGTTCGGCTATTTCGCAATATCAAGTTCTTGCTTACACAGGTGGCACTTACTTGAATAACACCGTGGGTACTTCTTCTCCCGTAAGCATCACCGGCTTGACCAACGGCACGGCATACACGTTTCAAGTTTGGGCATTGAACAGCTACGGCCCCAGTCCGTTTAGTGCGATGAGTGAAAGCGTAACGCCTGCGGCGGCAAGGGGGTTGTTTGGTGGAGGAGAAAACGGAATAGTTAATGTAAATACAATAAACTACATCACAATATCCACGACAGGCAACGCACTAGACTTTGGTGATTTAAATGCCGCATACAGTTGTGCTGGCGCATCTTCTTCAACGAGGGGTCTTTTTGCACGAAGCGGATCAACCAGCAGCATAGTTTTTGTGACTATTGCAACAACGGGGGACAGTAGTAGTTTTGGGAATTTATCTCAGGCCAGAGGAAACCTCACTGGCGGTTGCAGCGATCAAACCCGTGCAATTTGGAGTGGTGGAACTAATCCGGGGTCTTCAGCCGAAGCTTATAACACAATTGACTATGTTACGATTGCTACCACTGGAAATGCGATTGACTTTGGTGACTTAACTGTCGGTAGATCAGGGATAGCCTCGTGCGCGTCTTCCACTAGAGGTTTATCTGCGGCAGGTTATTCTAGTGGAAATGTTCTTACTAATGTTATTGACTACGTGACGCTTGCATCAACGGGCAATGCGATTGATTTTGGAGATACTTTGTCAGAAATGACTCTTTCGAGTGCATGTTCGTCACCTACTCGTGGCGTATTTGCAGGTGGTTTTATAGGGTCTCGAACAAATGTAATTCAATATGTCACAATCGCAACAACGGGAAATGCGATTGATTTTGGGGATTTAATTAACGTAGTTTATTCTACAGCCGGAACCTCATCCCCAACTAGGGGTGTGTTTGCTGGGGGCAACACAGTAACAAATGTAATCCAATATATCACCATTGCCTCTACCGGAAATGCGCTTGACTTTGGGGACTTACCTGAAGGCAGTGCAGGAGCAGGGGCTTGTTCCAGCGCCCACGGAGGACTCGCATAATGCCTAGTTACAGCGGTGTATGGACAATGCCTGCGGTGTATCAGGCCGTGGCGCAGGGGAACTGGCCGGGGCAACCAAATGCTATTGCGTTGTTTGGGGGAGGCCGTGCAGCTACAAGTGGAGGTGGAACAAACACTATTAGCCGAGTTGCGATCTCTACAACAGGAAACGCTACTGACTTTGGAGATTTGACAACAGCCGTATTTTATGTAGCTGGAGCTTCATCTTCTACTCGCGGGTTGATTGCAGGGGGAAATAACGGCTCATATGTCAACACAATCGACTACGTAACAATCGCCACTGCCAGCAATTCACTTGATTTTGGTGATCTTACTGTAGCTCGCGGGTATCTTGGGGGACTATCTAATGCTACCCGTGCGGTTTTTGGTGGTGGTTTTTCTGGATCAGTATTAAATGTTATTGACTATGTAACGATAGCGTCCGTTGGCAACGCTGTTGACTTTGGAGACATGTTAGCTGGGGTTTACGGGGTCTGTGGAACGGGGTCAAGTACAAGAGGTTTGTTTGCCGCAGGAGCAAACGAAAGCAACGTAATCCAATATATCACAATTGCGAGCATTGGGAATTCAACTGACTTTGGTGATTTAACTCAAGCCCGAACGTATGCAACAGGGTGTGCTTCTAGTACAAGAGCGTTATTTTCTGGAGGTTTGTTTGACACTTTTACAACCATATCAAACGTAATTGATTACGTTACAATTGCTACTACTGGAAACGCCATTGATTTTGGGGACATGACATCTGCTAGATGGTTGCCCGCTGCCACGTCCTCGTCAACAACTGGGTTAATTTCTGGGGGCAATGCAGTAACATCAGGTACAGCCTCTAATGTGATCGACTATGTAACAATTGCATCAACAGGAAACGCAATAGATTTTGGAGACCTAACAGAACCAACTTACGCTCACGCTGCGTTTTCCAATACCCACGGAGGCTTATAGATGGCTATTAAAAACTGGCCCGGTGGCTTCATCAAGCCTATTCCTCCAACGCCTGCTGGCCCTTTCCAAGACGGCGCGGCTTCTGGTGTGTGGACGCTTGAACAAGCAGCTTACTGGCAAGTACAGGGGCTGTGGCCGACTGCGGGGAATGTTGCACCAATTGGGTTGTTTGCGGGGGGAAACAATGACGGCGGTTCCCGTGCCAACACTATTTACAGCATAGTGATTTCAACATTGGGTAACGCAACGGATTTTGGCGATTTGACAGTAGCTAGATATGGTGGAGCGGGGTGTTCTTCTTCTGTGCGAGGTGTTTTTGGGGGAGGCGAAGGGGACGGTGCAGTAAACACAATAGACTTTGTTGTTTTTCAAACTAGTGGCAATGCATTAGATTTTGGCGATCTTACATTGGCCCGATATAACATTTCAGCGTGTTCTTCAAGTACGCGTGGTCTTTTTGCTAACGGCCAAAACCCCAGCACAGACACAATATCTTACATAACCATAGCATCTACTGGCAATGCATTAGATTTTGGTGACACGACCATCAGCAGTTACGGTCGTGGCGGACTGGCCTCTCAAACAAGGGGTGTTTTTGGCGGCGGTGATTCAACCAATGTTATTGACTACGTAACGATTGCCTCAACTGGCAACGCAACCGATTTTGGGGATTTGACATTAGCGCGAAGTAATATGGCCTCATTTTCTAATTCTACTCGTGGTATTTGGGCTGGCGGGTTTTTGAGTACAAACCGAAATATTATTGATTATGTAACAATTGCCTCCACAGGTAATGCTGTTGATTTTGGGGATACGTTTGTTGTCACCTCTGAAACAGCGGGATGTGCCAGCAGTACGCGTGGAGTTTTTGCGGGGAATAGCGACCGAACCAACGTAATTCAATACATAAGTATTGATACTTTAGGAAATTCAGTGGATTTTGGAGATTTATTGGAGGCCAGAGAATTTGTTTCTTCTTGCTCCAACGCCCACGGCGGTCTATAAAACAACAACTTTACAAAGGATAATACCTTGAAAGACCTTATTTTAAGTAACATGAATACTGCTCTGACTGTAACCAAGCCGGAGTACAACGTCATGCTAAAAAACATTCAGGACAGAATGCCTGCTGTTACACGCGACACAAGCAACTTCCATAAGTCGCACAGCCAGTTTATGTCAGTAACGCTGGACGTTACGGCGATTACTCCGATCCGTTCAATCAAGCACACCTTGGCCGAGATCGACAGAACAAAATCAGCATTACAAGAAGCCTACATTGGCCTGCGTAAGAAGCAGAACGAGCTGAAGAAGAAAGAGCGTGATCTTGCCCTTTGCACAGACCCGCTGGACATTGAGCTGATGGAGATTGAGATTCTGGAGCTGAACAGCCACCTTGAAGGTACTCAGAACCATGTCAACGGCGCACTACGCAAGATGAACTTCATGGTTAACCAGCACAAGCAGTTGCTGGAAAAAGTAGGGCTGAACGAGATCACTGAAGAAGACTACGAGCGTGAAGAATCCCGCTACCACATTATGACTTGTATGAAGCAAGGGCTGAACGCAGCGCGTAGTCGTAATGGCATGATTGACGAGGGCAACCTGATCTACCTGTTTGATTTAGGTATCAACGCAGCCCAAGCGCAGGCAGAAGTGTATGCGTACCTGAACATGGAAAACCAACTGATTGCTAACGGTCAGGCTCCTACACACGAGATGACCATGCGCTGGCTTGAGGCGTGTGCTGACAAGTGGGCAGATGATCCTGCTACGTTTGCGGCAAGGCGGGGGTTCTCGGTGTTTGACCCAACGTCATTGACTAACGTGTTGCTTGAAGACAAGAGCGCGGAGGACTGATGCACCTCGTCATTGGAACACCATGTTACGGCGGCATGATGTGTACTGAGTACACGCAGTCGCTGTTAGCTCTAAAAGAAGCCTGTATTCAGTACGGGATCAAAATGACTTGTATCTTTCTTGGCAATGAGTCTTTGATCCAGAGGGGGCGCAACACCATCGCGCACCACTTCATGTCCATGCCAGACGCAACACATCTGATGTTTATTGACGCAGATCAGAAGTTTGTTGCAAACGACATAGCCAAGATGTTGAAGGCCGAGAAGGGAATCATTGGTGGCCCTGTTCCAATGAAGGGCATCAACTGGGATCGGGTGCGAAAAGGCGTAAAGGACAACTACATAAATCTGTCAAAGCTTACTGGGATATTTAACCTTAACGAGCTGCCGGGTCATAAAATGACCGATGCCAACAAGCCGTTCCAAGTAAAACACATTGGCACTGGATTTATGCTGATACGCAGAGACGTTTTTGAGATAATAAAGCCTCATGTGGGTTGGTACACCAGCAGCGGGAATACCACACTGCCCGGTGAAAAAGTGTACGACTATTTCAAGGTTCAGAACGTAGACCACGAGCTGTTATCCGAGGACTACAACTTCTGTCATCTTTATAGAAAACACGGGGGTTCCGTATGGGCAGCTCCGTGGTGTGAACTGGGACATTTTGGGGCATATTTATTTTCTGGGCAGTACGCCCAAGGAGTCGAACATGGCGCATCAAGCGATGAAGTACAGGCTGAATCAAGACGGCACAGTGCCTGAGTTTCTGTGCCTTGAGTCAAACGGGGTAGGTGGTGTTTTCGTGGTTGGCGATCCAACAACTCCCTCTCCTCGCGACATGGTGATGGTAGGCATTTCTTGCGACAACGCAACGGGTGATTTTGAAGTGTTTGCTTCACAGTCAGACCTGCAAACCTACCTTGCAACTGTAGGCGCAAACTGGACTCAACCCGATCCGTCACAGCCCAACAACCCTGATGCCACAATACCCTTCGACCCCACTGCCGCAGCTAGTTGGGTATGGGGCCGCCTTGAAGCCTTGAATGCAGCTTAAGGAGTAAATCGTGGACATAGACGAACTCGCGTTACGCAAGATTATTCGGGAAGAGATGAAGTCGGCTCTGAAGGAAGTTGGTCTGCACGACGAAGAGGCCGGTGACGATGTCCGTGATCTGCGCTCTTTGATTACCGATTGGCGCGGCATCAAGAAAACAATTTGGCAGACGATTGCTCGTGCCGGAACGATGTTTGTCCTTGGCCTGCTGATGCTTGGTGCGTGGAGCCGGATTAACGGTGGCGGTAACGAATAATGCTTGATCCGGTATCCGCGTTAGCCATAGCCACCTCTGCCTACAATGTCATTAAAAAAGGCATTGAGATGGGTCGTGAGCTTGAGGATATGGGCGGTCAGCTCAGTACGTGGTTTGGCGCAGTTGCTGATGTCAAAAATGCGGAAGAAGAAGCCAAAGACCCACCACTTTTCAAGAAACTGATCTCCAGCGGCAGCGTTGAACAGCAAGCCCTGCAAGCACTGATAGCTCGGAAGAAAATCGAACAGCAGGAGAAAGACCTCCGTGAGCTTATCGTTTGGCGGTGGGGCGTTGAAGAATACACTGCCATGATGCGAGATCGCACAAGGATCAAAGACACCCGCACCAAGGCACTGGAAAACCAACGGCGCAAGATGCGTAAACTTATTGCAAACGTGCTGACGATTGCGCTGATACTCGGGTTAGTGGGTGCATTATTGGCATTAATAATCGGCATTATTCAGAATCTGAGGTAATTACCATGTTGAGTTTAATATCAAGTTTGATGGGTTTCGCTGCCGGTGGCCTGCCGAAAGTGCTGGATTTCGTCCAAGATCGCGGCGACAAGAAGCACGAACTAGCTCTGATGGCTATGCAGCGTGAGCGCGAGATTGCTCTGGCAAAGGAAGGTTTTATCGCGCAGGCAGCGGTTGAAGAGATCAAAACAGAGCAGATTGCAATGCAGACACAAGCGCAAGAGAAGCTGGCTATGTGGAAGCACGACATGAAGATCGGTGAGGGTGCAAGTACTTGGGTGATCAACCTACGCGCCTCTGTTCGCCCAGTCGTAACATACATTTTTGTTGGCCTGCTTGTAGTCGTGGACATTGCTGGTATCTGGTACGCCTATTCAACCGGCGTGGCGTTTGCACAAGCGATGGAAATGGTTTTCTCTGATGACGAGATGGCTATTCTGGCCGCTATCATCAGCTTCTGGTTTGGCAGTCAGGCTTTCTCCAAGAAATGAGAACATCCGAGGCGGGGATACAGTTGATCAAATCCTTTGAGGGTTGTCACAACATACCGTACAAATGCCCCGCTGTGCTGTGGTCGGTGGGCTTTGGCCGAGTGCTGTACCCAGATCAGGCGCGGCTGAAGAACAACGAGAGAGCAGCATACCCACTGAGACCTGAGCATAACAGGACATTTTCAGGTGATGAAATTGACGCGCTTCTTGAGGAGGATTTACAACGCTTTGAGGCAGGGGTACTACGACTATGTCCTGCTGCTGCTGATAGTCAGTGCCATCTTGACGCGCTGGTCAGCTTTGCGTTCAATGTGGGGTTAGGGAATCTTCAGTCTTCCACCCTAAGAATGAAGTACAATCGCGGCGACTACGATGGCGCAGCAGAAGAGTTCCTCAAATGGAACAAGGCCGGCGGCAAGGTGCTGAACGGTCTAGTCAGACGTAGAGAGGCCGAAAGAGCTTTATTCTTATCTGGGGGCTAAATGTATCTTATAAGCAACATTCCGTACTTTAAATGCTGGGTACGCAAAGAGTTTACCAACGGCCATCAGGGCTATCACGGCGAGTATGTCCATGCGCTGGCGGTTGCGGTCACCACCATGCCTGACAGGTGTCTGTCTTTTCAGTTGATCTTTACTGGGTGCGAAGCCGACGATGGTAGCCAGCCTAATGTGCATGGCGGGGCGATGTGGGCAAGAATGCCGATCACTGCTCTGGTTGGGGATATACCGCTGGAAGAGTGGCCTGAGCGGATGGAGACGCACTTTGTGCAGCCGTGGGATTGCAGCTCTTACCACCACAGTATCATCTCCATCGACCGCGCCAAACCGTCCCAGTGGCTGTGCAAGATCGACAATCAGTTCTTCAAGGGACGCTACCTGTTCACGGTTGACTACGCTGAGAGCGAAGTGGCTGAAGACCCAGCGCAGCACAAGCAGACACACGTCCTCATCCTGACCGATGCTGGCAAATGGACGGGTAATATTGTAGCCTTACCGAACAATCGGGTGCGTGTCACCAGCCCAGCTTACTGGGTAACAGGTGAAGGCGCACCGGACTTTAAACCGAGTCAGTGGATACACTGCGCCGAGCAAGATGATTCATATCTGGACCCCAATGTAACTTTTAATAATCTGTACGCGGAGAACGAAAATGATGAAAGCTAAAGGTATGGCGGCAGGCGGCATGACCGCTAAGGGCATGAAAGCAGGCGGCGCAATGAAGATGGTTGAAAAGGACGGCAAGAAAGTCCCAGCCTTCGCAGCAGATGGCAAAGGCAAGATGGCAGCAGGCGGCATGGCTAAGAAAGGCTACGCAGCTGGCGGCGCGGTTAAGAAGGGCGGTGCTGGTGGTGGTAAAGTGCGTGGCGCTGGTGTGGCTATCAAGGGCACACGTCCTGCTAAAATGATGTAAAAGGCTTAGATGGCGTATTTACGACTGACCCTTGCTCCCGGCATCGATAAACAGAACACCGAATACGGTGCCGAGGGCGGCTGGACGAACTGCGATAACGTGCGGTTTCGCTATGGCCTGCCCGAGAAAATAGGGGGTTGGAACTACTTTACGGGGGAGGCCGTCTATCTGGTTGGTAGCGGAAGTGACCTTTTCTCGTGGAACTCCTTAATAGGCGTTCCATTCTTGGCTCTCGGTACTTCTAAAAAGATCTACGTCAGCTCGGGCGGTGCGTGGTACGACATCACCCCGCTGCGCAGCACAACAGGGGCAGGCGATGTCACGTTTGCTGCGACCACTGGATCGACAACGCTCACGGTTACCGACACCAACCACGGCGCTGACGAAGGTGACTTTGTTACCTTCTCGGGCGCGGTAAGCTTGGGCGGCGTCATCACAGCGGCTATTCTTAATTCAGAATACCAAATCACCACGGTCATCAACTCCTCAACGTACACCATCACCGCGCCCGTGGCTGCCAACTCCAGTGACAGTGGGAACGGCGGCGCGTCAG